TTATCGCCGTGTGTGGCCCCTAGTCGCCATCGCCACAGGTCGCGTGTTCCCACCACGCCGCTGATCCGTAAATGCGGCACTCTGTCCGCCCGTCACGCACACCCTGGTCGGGCCGACGCTGCTAGTACGTTTCGCTCGTTCTTCTATCCTCGAACAGGACGCCAGTACGTTAATCGCTTCGTCAAGCGACCCCCTGACGACGGGCATCAATCTTTTAGATGCCAATGGATCGGGCAGGATTTGAACCTGCTATTGGCTTCTGCACCGTCAGGAGAGCCATATCCCTGATGCAGATATTGCGTGTTCCCACCACGCCGCTGATCCTTGGTGCGGTCTATCTGCCGTGATCGCGTATTGCTACGGCCCATTCTTACTGGTGTTTCCGCATCCACCAGATCAGTCGGGAGCTACCCGACAGGCTTTCTGCTAGTCTTGCCAGTCAGAATCCCAGGAATCGTCGCTAGCATCACTCGCGGCAACTGCTGCTGGAACATTGACCTGGGAGGCTTGATCCGAATTTGTTTTCCCAGGCCAAGGTTTCGCGGCTAAGTCACCAAGTTTGACCTTGTGCGGCTCGTCCGAAGAATCCATGACTGTCACCACCCCGTCTACATTCTTGTAGACGGTGCATTGTCCCATTTCCTTATGGAACACTGTGCATCCCTTCGCAGCCCAAGCAAGTGCCGAATCCTTCGTTGCGGGCTGTTCCTGCTTCGGTGCAGGAATTTCCTGTGTCTTTACCACCGGTGCTTCCGGTGCTGCCGCTAGCGTAATGCTAGGGGCTGGTGCCACGTCCGTGACTGTCTTGATTTCAGCTACCTCGGTATCCCAAAAACGAGCGCTAAGCTCGTCGTAGGAATCAACCGCAAGCAAGCTATCCAGTGGCATCGCTTGTTGCAGCACTTCGGCAGGCACGCCGCCATGCTTATCAAATTCAAACGAAACGGCTTCGTAGAATTTGCCCGATGGCAACGGCTTTTCGATGAACGTGACGTACAGCACCGAACCCTCAACAGGATCAGCAAAGTAGTCGATCCACTCGCGTCCGGGGATTGCGGTCTTGGCTGCAACGGTCGTGTTCAAAATCCGAGTAAATGTATGAAAGCTAGTATCAAACAAAATGACTTTGTTTGTCTCGGGCAGCCATACGTTGTACAAGGTGCGAGGAGCGCCGCCAAGTTTCTTGGCGGTGTCTTTGTCGATCTCGCCGTTTGCTAGTTGCGTCTTAATGGCTTCGCAGATCGGGCATCGCTGCCCCAGCGTCAGCTTGGGGCAGATTGCGAAGTCCTTGCCGCTTGCACCGAAATTACGGTGAACGTAGTAATCTCGGCTGTAGTGCATCTCACCGGGCTGTGCCACGGGATGATGTGCGCCTTGCGGTACAACATAAGGCAGGATCACCATTTTAAGGGTTTGTGCCTTGTCGATGCGAACGAGGTCAACTCCCTTTGGTACGCGAATGACGCCTACCTGATTGCCTTCGTTTGCCTTGTCACGGGTTGCTTTGGATGATAGCGCCATTAGTTGCGTACTCCCTTTGGTTGGACGGTCATGGAACCAAGGTATCCGGCGACCGTCAACTCGGCCAGATACTTCAAACTGGATCGTTTCATTTCCAAAGCATCGACGATAGCGCGGGATGCAGCGGATTCTTTTTTAGCCTCAATGACAGCGTTCGTCGCGTCAATGTATTGTTGCTGTGTGATAATCAGTGACTTGACCAATTCTTCGGTCGTCTTTGGAAACCCGTAGTTTACTGGGTTTTGGCGAATGTCAATAGACAGTCGAGCCTCAACCAACTTCAACGCCGCTTCTGCTCGTTGCGTTGCCTCGATGTCATCGGCAGCCTTACGCGACCAAAGCAAGATGTCGGTCGGGATTTGCTCAAGCTGCTGATCGAGTTTGGATTTGTCGATGCTGAGATCGACGGTAAGTTCGTTGTCGGCCATTTGTGATTCTCCGTTAGTGTAAGTATTGTTCTGACAACAAAAGAATCTACGGTGACACTTTTGCCAACGCCAGGGTAAAACCAGATTTTTTGGAATAAAAAAATGGTTCTTTGAAATTTTCCATGATTTCCACGGCTTTTCCGGGGCGTCCGGCGCGAATCATTGTGGCCCCGTAAGCCATAATCGCGCAGCGAAGTCGCTCGACTTCGGATTCCGGCAAGTCCTTAATAAGTGTTCCGTGTTTTGGAAACAGCTTGGTCCCGCTGTAAAGATCCTTGACCAAGGCAAATGTATCTGCTGGTAAATCCGATTCAACATCCAGGACAGAACCCCATTCGGATTCGGCGGTGTGGCTAATCTGCTCCAGGAATACCAAGGCTTGCCGTGCGCTTCCTTGGGCCGCCTCGGCAATCTTTACGGCGCTAGGGATCTTGATACCTTCTGATTCCGCTGTCCGTTCAACCAATGCCACAAGATCAGGAAAACTAATGTCCCCAAATTTAACATGACTGCATCTGTTGACTAGGGGCTTTTCTAGTTTTTCTGGGTTGGTCGTGCAGAGGATGAAATAAACATGCTCGGGCGTATCCTCCAGCATTTTCAGCATAGCCCGCTGCCCGCTAGCAGATACAGCGTGGCTTTCGTCGATGATGTAGATACGCGCTTTTCCGCTGAGGCTTCGCAAATGCAGCTTGGCTTCGATGTCGCGGATCATATCGATCCCGTTGTCGGATGCTGCGTTCTTCTCGATGATGTCGATGCTGGAAGCGCCAAGGGCCTTGGCGATGATCCTAGCTGCCGTGGTCTTTCCGCAACCCGATGATCCCGAAAACAACATAGCATGCGGAACCTTTCCGGCATCCAGCATGCTTTGCAGCATCGAAACAGCGGCTTTCTGCCCGACGATCTGACCTAGCGATGTCGGACGTACTTTTTGGTATAGGCTCATTTATTCTTCCTCGGGGAGATAGGTTTTCATCACTTCGTTGATTCGCCGGTGAAATTGGGGTAGCGAACCGTCGTTTAGGATTTTGCGGGAGATGGTGAATAGCTGCTGTTCGCTGCTGCGCTGGGGCAGCAAAGCAACTTCATCCGATACTCGGCCCTCGATCTCCCAAATTTCCCCGCCGTTAGCGTAAATGTACTCGGCTTCCTCGGGGAATCGAACATCCCGAAATACGACTCTTGGGGCATTCATTTCCTTGACTCGCTGCTTGGCGATGTTCACCCAGCAGTAAGGACCAAATAGGTTTCTGCCATTCTCGGTGCCGATGGTTCTCAGCATCGCCCGAATCTCAGGATACCGGCGTTTTGCAATGTCCCAGCCATGCTTGTTGACCAGTGTTTGCAAATACACGGCGCGGTGGTGCGCGATCACGATGGCAGGATTAAGGCGGTACAGCGATTCATAAACCGGGTCTGAAAACCCAATCATGGAATAGCCGAAGAAATGGCAAAGGTAGGTGGCGCAGGTATCCTTGCCAGAGCCAATGGCCCCTTTAAGTCCAATAAAACTTGGTAATTTATTCATGTTCTTTCCTCGTATAAGGTTTCTTGTTGGCCCACGAATCACCCACTTCTACCTCGGTTTTTAGATCAACTATGATCCAAGGCCACTGTGTCCGTAGCCACCGGGTCATGGTGTCCGTAGCCAATGCTATGTAGTCATCCAGTTCTTCCCTTGGAACCTCGGCAAGCAACGAATCATGTATCTGGCAAAACAACCGGCTTTTCATCTTTTTAGCGGCCAGTTGTTTTGTAATCTGAATAATACTTTTCAGCAAGCAATGAAACGCCGCCCCTTGAACTGGGCTGTTAATGACTTCGTTGCGTTTGAATACGCCCCAAACCCTAAATCCAGTGTGCGTGTAGAAATGCCCGTTGCGTAGGTAGTTCAGATAGAAATCTTTTCGCCATCTGCCATACACCGGGAATCTCTGTTCCCAGAATCGTTTTTCTACGTCATGGATATGTTGCATAAACGAATCTGGGGTCATAGCGTCCTCGTTGCCAAGGTGTATGATCCCTTTCGACCGCAGATGAGATTCCAGCAATGTGCCTGATTCCATTGTATGCTTCTGTGCGAACTTCCAAAGGTTTCTAGCGATGCTGGCAAAGTAGTCCCCATAGAAAACTGAAAATGTAAATCCCGACTTAATTTGCGTTCTAATCGGCTTTTCTGACTTGTCGAGCCGATAGCATTCGATTGCCATGTCCTTGTGCAAATCGTGCCCTGTCTCAAGATACTCGATCATCACCGGGTCTTTGTGGTAACAAGCTGCAATATGCACTTCCAGCGCCGAGTAATCGATTTCCACAATGACGTTGTTCGGGTCATTCGGCTTTATCACCGAACGAATAACAGAACCAATGTCGGGATCGCGGATAGGGATATTCTGTAGATTGGGTGAATCCGACGAGGATCTATAAGTTACAACCCGGTGCAGATTGAAGAATCCATGCACTCGATTGCCGCAGACTTCCTTGCGGATTCCCTGCAAGTAGGTACTGCACAGCTTATGCAGCTTTTGTGTTCTCTGGAACAGCTTGGTGTAGTCGCTGCCGATGTCCCGTAGAATGCTGTCGTCCAGCATTATGTTGCCGTTTTCGGGATTGATTGTAGGGTTTTCGTAGCCCATGACATTGTAGAGAATGTCGGCTAACTGCTCTCTGGAGCCAATTTTAGCTTTGATACCGTATTTCTTACGCTGTTCCCGGTATTCTGGCATATCCCGCAGAGCAGCTTCGTTTTCTTTGATCTGATCCTGTATGCGAATGATGGCAGCATCAAGGCCGGGAACGTCGATTGGCATTCCAATCTGCTCCATCCTTGTAAGCGCTAACGCCCCTTCGTGCATTAGCGCATATGCCTGTTTGCTTGCCGGTTTCATACTTACTCAATAGTCCGAACTAAGTGGACAATGAAAGTAGCAGCTACCACACCGGCCAGGAACCCGACCGATGCGGCTGCGATACAGAAAATGGCGGTTGTCATTACTTAGGACGCCCTGCGCGGTCGTAGTAGCGGACGTTGTTGCCCGATACTCGGAACGAGCCGGTAATGCGGCCAGCGGCGTCAGTGATGCGACCGCAGGTGCCACCAACGCAAGTGGTTACTCGGCTGACGACTTGACCGCGACCGTTACGAACGGTGTAGCGGTCAGCAGCTTCGCTGACGCTGGAAAGGCCAAACAAGCAAACAACCGCGAAAACAAACAAATTAGTTTTCATTATCAATATCCATTCCTACAAGAGAAACACAAATACCGAGAACCAACAAAAGCCCCGGCCAAATACGACCTAACTCGGCTGCCAGAATGATCCCGCTGTACGCAGTAAGCATGCCAGCCGTAATCAACAACAGTGCAATGCCTCCTTTCATATTGTTGTATCCTTTCAAAAGAGTTGACTTGTCTACCCAGTGTACGGCTTTTGTCCGGTGCTAATCGCGTAAAAAACCATATCAACAGGAAGAAAGTCAGAATTTTCGATTTGTTTTACCTCGGGTGTAATGAATTTGCTGGGGATAAACCCAATGCCAGCGCCGCCCGCGACAGCGTATTTAATCTCGCTCGGGGTTTCCATGTTAGCGATAAACATGGCGTCCTGGCCGTTTAGTGCGGTTTCCACAGCACGTTGGTTTGCCGTGTTGGTCATGTCAGAGTAGCCGATGACTCGCAAAGGTTTGTGCCTAAGCATATCCTGATCCATGCTAGACTGGATAGGCACAAGAGGCAGCCGGAAAATCTCTACGCAATCGTAGTTACTATAAGAATTTGTACTGAGCATGAATGTATCCTTGCCCAGAATAAATTTTTGTAATACTTCAATCTCGGTACCTTTGGTGGTAATCTTACGGACGAAGTAGTTCTGATCGATCTGCCGCAGCGCGGCGTTCAAGTCGTCCCAGAAGGCGCTGTAAATCCAGCTTTGGCATACGATGCTAATTCGGTTTTGCAGAAAGTGATCCTGCTCGTACTTCGCCATCTGTTGACGCATGTACTTGTGCGTATTTACGACCCGCTTAGCGTACTTTACTAGGTCTAAGCCTGCTTTGGTAGGTCTGGAGCTATTAGGATGGAATAGCTGCAAACCGAGTTCCTTCTCAGTCTTTCGGTTGTTTGTGCTGACCACCGCCGGACTGCGAAGCCCCAGAGCCTTTTGTGCTTTGGCTGCATCGCCGTGCTGTACTGTCGCCAAAAACATAACCAACTGATCCAGAGTAGGCAGCATTGTCCATTCTGGTTTTAGTTTGTCTCGTCGTGTCATTACTCCCCCCAAGCCGATAATAAGCTAGGCCGCCCAACCTTCGTGCAGCCCGCTACTGCAATCCAGTTGGGGCGGCCTTGCATGAACTCAGCTTCTCGCAAAGCGACATAGTTGTATCTGCACACGCCCATGCGGCGCTCCTGTTCGGTCATGTTCAATCCAACCATTGCGGTAACGTGTGCGATTTTCTTTTTGCAGTCCGAAAAGTTTTTCTTGGATAGCAGCCATGCGCTGTACCCTTCTGTATCTGACTGGGTAGCAGTAACGACTAGGCTACGAGTCCGTGTTGATAATGCTCGCAATTCTTCCCAGTTCGCATTGATCTGGTCCCTCGGCTCTTTATAGCCTCTAGGACCGGCCAAAATGTCGGCATAGTCGATGACAAAAACATCCGGCATCCATCCCTCGTCTGCCCATCGCTGCGCCATTGCCGATATGTCTGCTGCTGTGATCGTTCCTGCCGGGTAGGTCAGCAATCTAAATCGGGTAGGATCAGCCTGTCCGCTTTGCTGGAAAGCCGCGATTGCTTCATCCTTTGTAATCGGCTGCGCAGTCCTGGCTTCCCATTTTACGGTAGGCTCTTTGTCTTTATACACGACCTCGGATGGAACGTGAAATGTTCCGCCTTTTAGTGGCTTGCGGCAAAGCCTGGGCGCAAGCCGCAGGATCATTTGAGCCTGCGACATATCGCCACAGGAGAACAACGCGACTCGCTTGTTCTGCGAAACTGCTCTCCATGCTAGGTCGAGCAGTACCGTAGTTTTCCCCGTCTTTTCCGGGGCTAGGAACGAAACAAACGAGTCGGCGCTAAAGATGTCCCCAAAAAACTCTCCTAACGCGCCAGGATACTTGATTAGCGGTTCTCGATTAGCATAAGAAAACGCATCTTCGATTACCTTAGCGTCCTGTAGCGGAAACACTCCGGCCTCTTGCTCTCCGACTTTGGGGCGTTTCCATGAGGCTTGCAGGTTTAATGCGTCTTCTAGTTTGCCGTTCTCAATCAGCGAGGTAATGCCTTGTCCGAGCCGCTTTAGGCTTTGCTTCTGGACTATATTATTGATCGTATCGATGGCGTAATCGTCGTTTAGCCCGGATTCTGCCGGTAGATTCGTCAGCCAATCCGAAACGGTTTGCGCAAATGAATCGTCTGCCGTTTCCTTCCAAAGATCGAATCGGCTAGTGATGCCCGCAGCGCCGGGGGCTTGCTGATACTTCTGCCAGTGGTCAACGCACCAGTCGGCAATTAGGTTGCCCCAACGCGACCCAAAGCTATCTCGCTGCCATAACGGGGCTACCGAGCCTAGTACAGCGTCCGACAACACCATAGCCACTACGGCGTGGCGTTCCTCTGCTCCATCGTGCCTGATTACTCGCATTCCAGCCCCGCAAATTTCCTAAGTTCCATAATCTCCCCTTGGCTAGCCGATCCAGGGTCATCTGCATCCAGACAAACCTGTAAAGTTTCTCCAGGGAATACCGCTAAATCAGCGGCCAGCCTAGCCGCTACGGCCTGTGCGTCAGGCGAATTGTCGAAGCAGACCACCCTACGAGCATACCGGCTCATTAGATATACCTGTTTCGCGGTATATTGCAAGCCAAAGGTGCAAACCGCGCCGGGGCCAATGTTTGCCATATCGAAAAACCCTTCGACGATGATAGCGGTATGGCCGCAAGATTCTGCACCGAACAGCAGATCCTTCTCGGACATGGTTTTCTCTGCGTCTTTGGCGGTGAAGTATCGCTGCTCTCCTGGTGCGGCCTCTCGAAACCGAATAGTCCAGGAAACAGGATGGTGATTGTGAGTGATCGGTATAAAGATCCCGCGACGAAGGCCGGAAAACGGCCCGACCGACTTCAAGCCGTACCTACTGATTAGCAAATGGGGGTCTAGCTTTCGTTCTGTTTTTAGGTAGTCGCGGTCTTTAGGGCTAAGGTCTACCAAGCCTTTTGGTGGCGTATAGATTCCGTACTGCTTCTCGACATGCTCTACCGGTGCATACGCTGCTAGCGAACGAAGCAATTCAAACGGCTGCGCGGTTAAGGCACGAAGCGCGCTAATTACGTTTTTCGGGCCGCACTTGTAGCAGCTAGCCCTGGAAAAATCGTTTTTGATCCCTAGTAGGAATTTTGTGCTGTGGCAGTAGGGGCACTGTACATTCGACCAGTATGAACGAAAATGCGGGTTGCTTTGGTCGGCAACCCGCACTTGGTTCTGTTCTAAAAATTCCTTGG